CTGAACTGAAGAAATCTAAAGATGTTTTAGGAGACTTTACTAAAGAATATAAAGGTATGGCTGAAATCAACGCTGACCCTTTTATGAAGTTAAAAAACAGTATGGACATTATGAAAGAAAAACTTGGTGCAATAGTCTTGCCTTTGCTCTCAGATTTTGTTGATTATCTTAGTAAAGATGGTGGGCCTATAGATCAGATGAACGCTTTCCTTGATTCTTTCCAAGACCCTAATAGTGATGCAAGCAAAATGTTTACAGATATCAAGAACGCTGTAAAAGATGCTTTTGGTTCTGTAAAAGACTTTTTTGCTTTATTTGGAAATGGTAGTGCTATTGAAGGTTTCAAAAACATTGCTTCAACGCTAATCAAAGCTCTCCCCGCTTTGATTGCTCTAAAAGGAATAATGATGTTGGCAAGTGCAGGCAGTGCTATCGCTAATCTTGCTAAAGCTGTTGCATTGATTCAGGCTGGTAATGCTGTTTCTGGCGGTGGGGGAATGATGACTAAATTCACTAAAAATGGAATGGTGAATGTTGCAGTTAGATATGCTATTCCGCTAGCAGTAACAATGGGTGCTTTAGAAATGATTGATGCAGGCTTTAGTGATCCTGCGCAACGACAACAGTTGGCTGATGCAGGTAAAAACATTGTTTCCCCAAAGCCTGTTCCAAACAGCGTAAATGGTATTTTTGTAGATAAAAATGGCTATAACAGTTCAGGCGATTTTGTCGGCTTGCCTGGAATGTTTGATGATCAAAAATTTACTAACGTTTTTGGTGCAAAAACTCCTAAACAAATGCCTATTCCTAACATTATTATCAATAACTATGCTGCCGATCCAAAGGCTGTTGTTGATACTGTGAACAGGTATTACAAAGCTAATGGTTCTTTGCCTTGGTCTGCTAAGGGCAGATAAATGGCTGTGCCTTCTCAAAAAATTGAAATCAAATTTGGTGCTTCAGCTTGGATTGACGTTACAAGTGATGTAACAGGTTTTTCCTATAATCGTGGCACTAACAGGCTTATGGAAGATTATCAGGCTGGCACTTTACAAGTCAATTTTATTAACAACAGTAGACGTTTTGACCCGTTAAACACTTCAAGCGATCTCTGGTATTCGGCTGGCGGTTATACAATTATTCAACCTGCTGGGGAAATAAAAATCACTTTTACCGCTTCAGGTGCAATCAGGTTTTATGGTTATGTGCAGGATTGGAATTTTACTTTTGATCAAGCAGGCTTAGATGGAAGAGCTAATCTTACTGCAGGCGATTTGATGTATTATTTAGCAAAAATCAACTTTGATGCCAGTGTTGAATCTACTGCAAAACTTAGCGGAGATCGTATTGCAGATGTTTTGATTACCTATAATTTGTCTACAACTCAAGTTTCTGGGCGTAATACTAAAACGATTATTGGTAAAACTGTTCACAATGATGGCGATAATGTTTTAGCTTATCTTCAAAATGTTGCTCGCAGTTCGCCTGGAGATTTGTTTGCTTCAGCATCTTCTACTGCAACTCTTGTTTTTAGGGATAAAACTTTTACGCCGGACTATTCTTGGGCTTCAACATATCGTAAAAATCTAATCAAATATCCTGCCGCTTCAACTTACGACACAACTAATGCTGAAGGTCGGATTGCTGGTGAAGATATTGGGCTTGGGGATGGATGGCTTAGTGTATTCAAAAAGTCTTCTAGCAATTATCTTTATGGCGGTTATTCAAATGTTTCTGAAACTAGGGGTGGAAGTTTCATAGATTCTTATTTGTCTTATCAGGAGATAGATCAAACTAAATATAATCCTGCCGGTAGCACTGGTTTATCTTTTGTTTTATCTGCTTGGTTGCAGGGTAATGCTTTTGGCACTGCTAGTGCAGGCGTTACAGGTTCTTATTCTTTACTTGATTCTGCTGGGAATACAATCAACACTGGGGGTTCGGCGTTAGCTTTCTATATTCCTGGGACTGATTCAACTACTTGGGAGAGAGTTTTAGGAACTGCTACTGCTGGCACAGGCATTGTTGCAGGAGTAAACATAAATTTTAGTTGCAACGATTCATTTACTTTCAAAGGTAACGCTTGGCAGTTAGAAAATAATAGCACTTACGATAACCGCTATTTTGATGGATCGTATAAGCCAATAAATTCTTCTGCAAGCAATAGACGTGAAGTGGGTTGGACTGGCACAAAGTATGCTTCTGATTCAGTTTTTTCTATAGATACTGCTACTGCAATTGGTGGATCAGCGACATACAGAACTTTTGCCGACAATAATTCCCAAGGCACTGCTTATGGTAATGGAACAGCAATTCCTTTTATGTCTTTACAACTTGCAAATTCAGGCTTGAATCTTTATACACAAAGTCAAGTTGTTGGAATCAATGCAACTGCAACTGTTACTGATACTGCCGGAACTGCTTTATATGGGGTTAGAACTTATAGTCAAACAGATAATTTGACTACCAGCGTAACTAGACCAACAGAGATTGCTCGTGAAGCGTTAGGTTATTGGAGATTACCTGAATATAGGATTACAGAATTTACTGTTTCTTTAGAATCATTGACTACTGCACAACAAACTATTGTTTTCAGTCTGGAACTAGCAGATGTTATTAGGGTTTGTTTCAAGCCTTCTAATGCTGGCAGTGTCGTTGATAAGTATTATCAGATTTTGAGTATTAACGCTAATTCTGACCCCGAAAGAGATCAACTAACTTTTCAGGTTGCAAGCTTATCCAATGTGCCTATTCGTTTAGATTCTACGCTTCTCAGTATTTTAGACACTTCTATTCTCGCCTAGTAGAATAGTGATTTAGGAGTAAAAAATGTCTGCAACAAAAACTTGGTCAATCGGAGATATTCTCACCGCTAGCGATCTAAACAGCAACTTTACTAAATTGGCTTACGCTCAGGCTGCTGGTGAAGGCGCAACTACAACAGGCGCTTTGGCCGCTGATACTACTTCAACAGTAAATATTGTTTATCCTTCTAGTCGTTTTAGTGTTGCACCTGTCGTTCAGGCTTGGACTAGCTCAAACCGGTATGTTGTTTCTATTGGAACTAATACTGCTGGTTCTGCTATTGCCACTGTTCGTAATGTTTCGGCTGCTACTGGTTCGGATGCGACTCTTTATTGGACTGCTGTTCAAATGACTTCTAGCGCAGCAAACGGATAAGGGCAGAAATGACTGAACCAACTAAACCTAATAATCAGACTTTGTTGTTGCAGATTATTCGCGATATTGAAATTTTGAAGGCTAATAGTATTCAGATTCTTGATGCTTCACGCGATCACGAAACAAGGATTAGGGAACTTGAGAAACAAAGCAATCGTTCGGCTTGGATTCCTGCTTTGATTACTGCTGTTGTTACTGCTGTTTTGGTTACTGTTATTAGGCAAGGTTTTGGTTTTTAGAAAGATGGTAAAGCGATGATTAACCCTGGCACATACAATTTTAACCTTTATCAGGGCGCAGATTGGGATAGAACTTTTACTATTACTCAGTCAGGCACAGCTTTAAATTTGACTGGATATACTGCTCGGATGCAGGTTCGTGAAGCTGCCGATTCAACTGCCTACCTATTGAATTTGACTTCGGGAACAGGGATTACTTTAGGTGGCACTGCTGGCAGTGTTGCTGTCGCTATTACTTCGGCTCAATCTTCTGCTATTGATGCAGGTTCTTATGCTTACGATCTTGAACTTATTGCCGGTGCAGGTTCTATAACACGCCTATTGCAGGGTGCAGTGAATGTTTCGGGGAATGTTACTAGATGAGTGATGTAGTTGTTTCGGTAACTGAATCAACGACTGCCATAACTGTTAGTGAGCAGAGCGTTGCTGTTGCTATAACAGAGAATCCTGTTACTGTTTCTACTTCTACTGTTGGCTTGCAGGGAATACCAGGTGCAAACGGAACTAATGGCACAAATGGAACTAATGGAACTAATGGTAGTGCTGCCACAATTACAGCAGGCACAGCATCAGTTCTTGCTTCTACTGCTTTACCTACCGTAACTAACACCGGCACTTCATCAGCGGCTATATTCAATTTTGGTATTCCTGCAGGCTCGGCAGGAACTAACGGAACTAATGGAACTTCAGCCACTATCACAGCAGGCACAACAACTGTTTTAGCTTCTACTGCTCTTCCGACTGTAACTAACACAGGCACAAGTTCAGCAGCAATCTTTAACTTTGGTATTCCAGCAGGTTCAGCAGGATCTAATGGAACTAATGGAACTAATGGAACAAGCGGTATTTCAGGGGTGATCAGTGTTGTTGCGCCTATAACAAACACAGGAACATCATCATCAGCAATCTTAGGTTTAGATCAGACTGCACTTAGTATTTTTCGCAGTCAAGTATCGGATTTTACATCAGGCACTGTCGCTCAAGCCACTAATGCTTCTACTGCGGTTTATGCAACAACTTCGGGCACAGCCACTTATGCGACTACTTCAGGCACTGCTGTAACAATTTCTAACTCAATAACAAAAAGTCAAGTCAGCGATTTTGTAAATGGAACAGTAGCTCAAGCCACTAATGCTTCTACTGCTACCTATGCAACAACCGCAGGCACTTCAGTAGGTGTTTCAGGATCGGCAATAACTCGCTCACAGATCTCGGATTTTGCTTCTGGAACTGTTGCTGTTGGAACTGCTAACGCTTTACTTGCTGGGGCAAACACTTTTACTGCTGGGCAAACAATCAGTAATGGAACTGCTTCTTCAACTGCTTTATTTATTACTGCTGGGACTGCAACAAATAAGGCTGTCGTGGTTCGTGGTGCTGCAACTCAATCTGTAAATATGCAAGAATGGCAGACTTCGGCTGGCGCAACAGTAACTTCAGTTTCTTCAAACGGATTACTGACTGGTAATGGTATTACGACTGCTGGAACAGTAACTTTTAGTGGATCATTTGCTTCTTTGATTACTGGTGGAACTGCTGGAACATCTGGACAGGTTTTGACTTCGGCTGGAACAGGTGCTTCGCCTACTTGGTCTAGCGTTTCTGCTTCTACTGCTTTGACTGCTGGAACTGCCTTTTATGCAAACACTTCTGGAACTGCTACTGCTGTTTCAGGTTCGGCTATAACGGAAAGTCAAGTTGTAAATCTTGTTTCTGATTTGGCTGCTAAAGCGCCTATATCTTATGTCTATACTTCTAGCGCAGTAATTACAAATTCATTTCCTAGCACTACTACTGCTATCAGCATTTTTGGTGGAACAGCAACACCAACTTTTGGTTTTACTGTTTCTGCTGATTCAACTTATGAATACGAATTTTATGGATATCTACAACAAACAGGTGCTTTATCTACACAAACTCCTACTTGGTCTATCGGATCCACTGCTGTTACGCTTTCACCTGTGGTCGCTCACGTTACAGATTTTGGGTTTACAACAAATACAACTGGTTTGACTACTGCCGCAACTTTATCTAAAGCTAGAACCACTACTGGTGTTGCTATGACTGCGATTACTACTGCTGGCAGATATTATGATGTTGTTGCTAAAGGCATTATTAGGGTTACAGGAACAGGGACAGTAAAGGTTTATCCTGCACTTTCAGCAACTGTTAGCGTAGACAATGTTTGGACTTGGCGAGATGGAACAACTTTCAAACTTACTTATATTGGTAATGGAACTGCTACATCTATTGGAACGTGGTCATAATGAATGAAATAAAAGATTTACTTACTGTTTGGGCTAATGATGGATACCCTAATGCTGGTGCTTTGTATTCTGCACATCAAGCAATTCTTTTACTTGTTGCTAGGGTTGAAGATCTTGAAGCACAAGTTGCTACACTATCTAACAACTAATTTTCTATACCTTTCACTCAGATAAAATTGTGGTATGACCGCAATCTATATTGAACCTTTTAACCCTAAACTTCGTGGAGACGAATTTGGAAATTTAGCTCCCTACCGCAATGGAAGACCGCACAGGGGACAAGACTGGCATCCGGCAGAAAAATCTCCAATTCACTCAATCACTGACGGAACTGTTTTTATTAACGAGTGGTCTAATGTTTTGGGTTGGTTTGTTGTTCATTCTGCTAAAGATGGAATGTTTGTGCTTTACGCTCACTTGGCTAAACAATCAGATCTAAAAAAGGATGAAAAGGTTGTTGGCGGTAAAACTGTTATTGGGCTTGTTGGGGGCGGTAAAAATACGCCTTCAGGTTCAGCTAGCACTGGGGCGCATCTCCACTTGAGCATTGGTAAAGCTAATAAGTCTTGGAGCAACCCTGCCATTCATTTAGCAAGTTATGAATCGCTTGTTGATCCGCTGAAACACATTCTAGAAAATAAGGGGTAAGTATGAAGCCGTTTGGAAATGTTTTACTTAGGGTTCTTGCAACTTTTGTTGCTTCAGCCCTGGGCGTTATAGGTGCAGGAAGTTTGGGTGGTGTTGCACCTGCTACTGCTGCCGCTATTGGTGGAATTCTTGCAGTTGCTAAAGTGATTGAAAAACTATCTTTGGCTTTTCTTGAAGATGGTAAGTTATCTCAAAATGAAATCAATGCTGCTTTTCAGCAGTCTGTTCAGTTGAAGAATGTGAAACCTGAGCATAAAGACGAATGGTAAAACCTAAGTTTCTTGTTACTGTTTTTTTTATTTTGGCTTTTACTTTTTGGCCTTTGACTGTCGCTTACGCTGACCCTAATGGTTTGAAGGTTGAAGTTTATACTTACGATCCGCAGACTCTCCCTGAAATGCAACCTTATGAGCTTTGTGATTCTGCTTGGGTAAGTGTCCCTAATATTGATGTTGATTGGGGTGGCGATATTGTTGCTGAC